TCATTCTTGCTTGAATCTCACCTCTTTCTTTCTGAATTCTAGCATTTTCAGAAGTAACTGCATTCTTTGCTTTTGATTTAAAGTAATTCACTTTTTGCTCATACCCTCTATGTAGAGCTGCTAACTCCTCATGAATTGTAAGCAATTGCTCAGGTGTGTGGTGAATAGATACTTTAAGTGGAGTTTTCTTTCCAACTTCAATTTCCATAAACTCTAAAGTCTTAATGGTAGGAAGTTCTGCTCTTAAACGATCTAGAGTTCCTTTTTTATGAATGAACTGTCCAATATGTGAAGCATAAGCCTCTGCTTCTAAATACTCATTGTATTCGGCTGCAGTCATTTGATCTAAACCAAAATCTCCATCTACTTCTAAAGGAAGGTCCTCTGAGATTTGTTGTGGACGGATTGGAGCTTCTACATCGTATATAAAGTGTTCACGTTTGATTTCGTTAATCAATTGATCTTTAGCTTTGATGTTCTCCATCAAAAATGCTTGAGTGGCAGATAATCTTGCTTTTGCTTGTAGCAACTGTACTACATCAAATGGGATTGGGTTCCCTTGAGTCTCAATATAGGTTTCGGTACCTATAGTTAATTCCTTAGACACATTGTTAATGTTGTCTAATTTAGTAGAAATCTCTTTTGCTCTTTGATTGCAAAGATTAGAGATTGATTGTGCTTGAGACATTGATAACCCTTTTGACGATAACGAATTCTTCATAACTATGATTTAAAATTAATAACTTTTATTTTTATTAATATAAGAAGAAAGGTTCAGGTTTCCAAACCTTTCTCCGAATATTTTTTATTGGTGATGACGAATATACTTTCCATGTCTGTCAACTCTGACATTCATTTTAGTTAATTCAAAATACCAATTGTTAAACTTACCCAAACCTGACCTCTGTCTTGCTTGGCGGTTTGCAGATGCTACTGCTTCTTCTCTACCGTTCTCTGTTGTTTCAACAAAAAACGTGGGAGCCTGAACACCAGTCTTACTGGTAGGGACTACTCTCCAAATTCTCAATTTCTGAGTCATAAATTAGCAATAGCTAATCTACATTGGAGATGAAGGAATTGACCTCATATTGAATAAATTTAATTATAGCAGGCGATCAGGGACACCCCGGTCCTTCTGTCCACTTAAGGAACCTATATCCTATTTCTAGGACCTGCTCTGCGGAGAAAGAGGGATTCGAACCCCCGGTACCTTTCAGTACAACAGTTTTCAAGACTGCCGCAATCGACCTCTCTGCCATTTCTCCGTTTTACCGCGTGTGCGGTCACTTGTCAATCGGTAGCTCCCTCTCGATATCCATTTGTGGGTGTAGCACATTTAGTAAGAGGGTCAAACCTTAAATATTTTAATAATTACCGTTCTTTGGGTTAATTTATCCGTATAAAATTTCTTTTGTTATAACCTTTGATTCTAGTTTATCTACTCTTGAGTTAGTAAATGAAATACTATCTGAGTGTAGACGATCTACTCTTTCAATTTCTTGATCAATTCTACGATTTGTTGATTCATCGTTTTTTGAAATCCATTCTTCTATATGTAGAATGCTTTGTTCATTTTGTTTTGCTAACTTTGCTGTTCTAAACGCAACCACAACTCCCCATATAATGAGACCTGCACTAGCACCTAAAACAAATGGTAAAATTTGTTCCATAATTTTTGTTTTTTAAATTTAAAGAACGGTAGTTTAAATTTGGAATCGGTAAGGGATTCGAACCCTTATCTGTTGCCGAATCCTATTTCTAGGAGACTATCATGATACCATTACACCAACCGATTCTTGATAAATTACTTTACTTCTGTAGTGTCTACTGCTGTAGTATCTACTGATACTGAATCAACTGCTACTGTTGTTGAATCTACTGTTGTTGTAGTAGTTGCTTCTACTTTTTTACAACTCACTGTTACTAAAGCCATAATGGCTAATGCTAAAAATACTTTTTTCATTTTTGATTTTATTATTATTATTATACTTAAATATACGAAACTAATTTTTATTTTCCAAACTTTTTTACGTATTACTGAAAATAGACCAAGTTACTAATATTGCTGCTAATACTTGCCAAAATAGCATTTGTTTATCTACCTCTTGCCACCACTTAGTGATGTAGTTGATGATGTTGTTTAATATTTTTTTCATAATGTGTTTTGTCAATCCTGTTAATATGTTCTTGTTTCTACCCACATTGACTTTGTCTCAGTTGGTTTACTATGTTCTGTTAATACTTTTTGAACTGCATCTCTTGCTACTTCCCATGTTACTGGTCCTGTTTCATCTGCATAATCAACTGGATCTTTTCTTCCTAATTTAATAAATGCTTCAATACGTTCTACTGAAGATGCTGATTTGTAATCAGAGTACCATTTTTCATATAAGGTATTATCAGTTCCTGTCCATTTCCATAAGATTGGCTTATAAGAAGTATTAGTTCTTGAATAAACTTCATCAAAATCTAATCCTAACTCTTTACACAATACTTCTCCGTCTTGAAGGATAGTAAATTTATCTCCTTCCAAGTAAGGTGTAAAATATCCTACTCTTTCTGCTTCCCAGTTTCCAATTCTAAAAGCTGCATCATCTGCATCTCTAAATTCTTGTCTACAATCAGGATAAATTGCATGATCACCTGCGTGAATTCCTAAAGCAATATCACAAGTTTCACCTGTACGATTTGCAACTGATAAAGCTACTGCTTGAGTAATAGAAGCAAATATTTTGTTTCTGTTAGGAACAACTGTTGCTTTCATATTATCTTCTGCATAGTGACCTTCAGGTACTTCTTCACCTCCTGTTACTAAAGCTGAATCTAATAGATCAACTAATCCGTTTAATTGGATTTGACGATAACGTAATTCAGTTTGTGATGGAGTCTCCTCTTTGATATAATTTATCAATGATTGAGCTCTCTCTAACTCTACTCTATGTTTTTGACCATAGTCAAAGCTGATAGCAGTAACTGTGTCATACTCTTTTAGACATCTAAGTAATAAAGTACTTGAGTCCATACCTCCCGAAAGGGATACTACAACATGTTTCTTATTTTTGTTCTCCTTCATAAACTTTTTTTTTAAAATACTCATCTAAGAATTCTCTACGATATAAATGTACATTCCCTCTATAAGCAGGATTTTCAACATATCTCTCTTCAATAACTTCTCTTAATGCCGTAGCAGTAGCACATACTTCGGCTCCTAATTGTTTTCCTGCTGCTCGACCTAAATAGTCATAAAGTGACATCATATACGGTTTTTGTTCCATAACTTTTTGTTCCATAACTGGTTCTTTTATTAAATTGATAATTTCTAATACGTTTTGTTTAGTAAAAATCGAACTAGGAGATGATTTTACTAATAGTGATACTAATTTTTTGTCCATGACTTTAATTTATTTTTTATTGCAAATTTAATATACGAAAAATATCCTGCTACTCCAACTAAAAGAGCAGAAAAGTTGAAAATGTGGGGATGATTTTCCCCACAAGCTCCGCAAATATGATTTATAACTTCACTCATTTCTTTAATTTTTCTAATTTCCAAGGATGATAAATTACTTCAAAGGTTTCATAATCTAATTCAGCCATTCTTTGATAACTATACCCAAACCATCTGAGTGGGTAATTTATTAATTGTATTAAATAAAACTTTATCATTTGTTACAAAATTCTTTAAATTTATTTACATTAAATATAATATCTTCTAATTTAGAATCCAAATTTTCTTCCATAAATTTTTCAATTTTTTCTTTAGGTTTTTCTAATAAACCAAATTCAGTGTATTTAATACCTAAAGCACCACAAATAATTGGATTTGAAGTATCAACTGAATTAATTAAATCAGGTAATGCATCTCTATAGAATGTAAACTCTTGTGGAGTTGAAGCTCCTAGTAAGTGAATATAGTGATGTTCTTTAATTACTTTTTGCTGTAATAAGTATTGAATTAATAATACTCTTCCAACAGATTGATTAGCTAAGGCATTTTCTGATCCACCTAATTCTTGGTAAACAATAGATGAATGGTTAAAGGCAAAATGAGTATAACCTAAATCAATACATTGTTGGTACAATAAATGTATATCACTCACGGTTTTTCCTTGCAATACTACCATTAATTTGGTACGCATCGGCATCTTATATTGAATCCAATGTTTAGCGTTTTTAGCCGTAATTGTTGAATCATTCCATTCATCAGGAACAATAAAGATATCTGGTTTAATTAAATCAATTTTTTCAAGTAGATCTTGAGTAGTGTGAGTTACTCCCTCAAAAAGGCCATTATCCATGATAATGAATCTGTCTCTTTCTCTTGAATCTAAAAAATATTGTCTGTAATCAGAGTATTTATCCAACAAGTGCGGTAAACAATACTCATAATCATTCCAATCATTACTATATTCTAGTAAACTGAGTGGTAATTCGTGTGAAATTTTAATCATAACGTGATTGTAAATGTTTTAAGGATTTTGGTAAATAAAATTTATTGAAAGGGTATTTTTGTTGTAAATGAATATACAACTCTTCTAGTGTACCATCAAATTCTTCCATCAGAGTTTTTACTTCATCTTTGGTGATTCTAAAGGCTTTTGATAATTCAGTAATAATTGATTCTAACCTATTATCTTCTTCCTTATAATGATCTTCTAATAAACGTTTTCTACGTGAACGAAGTAATGAAGTTTCTGCTACATAACGTCCCATATCCTCAAACCCAAACTTATCATGAACTTTATTCATTTCATGTTCACACCACATAGCTTGATAATTGTAGTGAGAATAATTAAAATCACCGTTTTTAATCTTGTCTAATAGGGGAGATTGCTTAGGTAATAATGGTTTAGGATCATCATACATTCTCCACCATCTAAAAGCATTGTAATTTAGTTTACGTAACTTTTTAAATTTTTTCTCTAATTGTTCTTGTGAGCAAGAAGGATTGTATATCATAACTTTTATTTTAATACTTAAATGTACGAAGGCTCCCTACGGGAGCCAAACTTATTTTATAAGAAGATATGAAGAGGTGACTACTCCGAGAAAAGTACCAACCTTCCATAAAAAGGATTTTGTCCTCTGTTGTTTTAATTCTTTTTTTAAATCACTAGAAAGTTTATCATATTGACCTACTTGCAACTCTAGTTGACCAATGATGTATTGACTATTTTTGTCTTTATCCTCATACATCTCTAGCATAACATCTTTTACTTTTGAGATATCTTGCATCTTATCAATTTTAGATTCAAGAAGTTTTATCTCTTCCTTACAACCATCCAAACGAATTAAATCCTTAGCTACTTGTCTAGCTACTGGTGTTGGTAAACAAACCTGCGTTGTATCAGTCTTTACTACCGTTAAGGTTTGGGTTGTAGCGGTTTGTGAAAAAGTATTCCAACTCAGGATTAGAAAACTTGTTAATAGTATTAATTTTTTCATTTGTTTTTTCTTTTACTATGGTTATTGTTTTGTCTATGTGATGTACTTCTTTGTTAATAGTTATAACTCTTTCTTTAACTGAATCGATCTTTGTATCAATACTTGTATTTATTGTCTTTGCTGAATCTATTTTGGTTTGGATAGATTCAATTTTATCTTTGTAACCATTTATATCAGTTTTAATTCTACTTGTTGTAAGTATATTCCAACCTGCTAATATAACTATAATTAATAGTAATATATTTTGTTTATCTTTAAACATCTCTTTCTCCTTTATGTTTGTCTAGTTTATCTAATATCTGAGTAAGTAGTTCATTCTTTACAATGCCTACCATTGATGCATTTTTTAGTACTGATATTAATTGAAATACCATAAATGGTGCTACAATAGTTTCACTTAACCATCCCATTCCTGTAAATCCTTTTTCAATTGAAAGAATACAAGCAAGCATTACCATCCAAAAACCAAACGTCTTTAATACCTTTAGTGCTTTAAATGTTTGAAATCCTTCTCTTTTCATTCCTGCCCACACCCCGAAGAATCCATCAACAAAGATAATTAATCCTACTGCTAGGAATTGCTCTATGTTATCTGCAGTTAGGTTGAAAAAATAAGTACCTATAAAGGCTAATAGTGTTGACATTGATAGTGTAATAGTTAATCCTGTTTTCATAGCAACTTAATTTACATCTCTTAATGAATCTCCTCCCATAGTACCTCCGGTAGAACAGGATCCTTTTGTATCTCCTCTTTTATTGCATTTTCCTATTTCTAATCCATCTTGACCTACGTCTTTTTTCTTAGCATTTTTTGCTAAATATTTTCCATATTCTTTCTCATCAGTAAACCCTGCAGCTGCCATTGTTCTTAAGAAATCCTCACGTTTTTTACCAGATATTTCATCACGGTTTAATTGAACTATCTTTTGAATTTCAGATCTTTTTTGTTGAGGGGTTAAAGTTTGGATTTTTTGTATTGAGTCAATTTTAGCTTTATATTCTGGTTTAATTTGTCCACTAGCTCCAGTTATACCAGCTAATGTCATAGCTGCTCCTGCTGCTAATCCTTTCCAATTTACTTCATTTACTTCTTCTTCTGATAGAAGCTTTGAATTAGTTGTAAGTTGATTTTCAATTAGGTATTTTTTTATATCAAAATTCTCCATAACAAATTTATTTTACGTATTCGTAATACTTTTTAGTTTTTTGATTTCTATCTTCTAATCCATGAGTACCACCATTAATTCTTTTTGTAAGAGCCAAGATAGCTGCATCATTGATTCCTTGATCACAAATTGACCACAATTTATTTTTATCGAAGAAGAACATTGCTGATTCAAAAGAGTAGGTTGTTGCTACTAAATCCGGAGTAGTCATAATCTCAGGCTTTTTTAAATAGTCTGAGAATGCTTTGTAATTATCTTTACCTGTTAATTGAAGAGCTCCTCTTCCTCTGAATTTCCATCCATCTCCTGAAGCTTCTGCTCCATTACCCATTCTTGAAGCATAAACTCTATTTGCAATCTTTTCAGGATTTCTTGAGTAAGATTCTTCTAAAGTACCTGGAAAGTATTTTCCAAAAATTTTTTGAAGACCATCTGCTGAATAGTTTAAATTTTCTGTAAATAGTTTGAAACCTCCTGTTTCGTGTGCTGTTTGAGCAAAGAAATGTGCTGCTCTAACTGGAGTAAATTTATAAAACTCCATTGCTTTTTTCATTGTACCAGGACCAAATACTCCATCTGCTGTTACTCCTATCTTTTCTTGTAAACTCTTTAAACTCATATCTTAATTTTTATTTATAATAAATATTTAATTAAAAGTCCTTATTTAAACCAATACAAAAAGCTTGCACAGTCGTTCCAAAAGCACTTTGAGCATTATAGGTTACTATAAGCGATAGATCGTCCTTAAGCCGAAAGGCATAGTTAATGTCATATTCCATTGTAATATCTTTTTGAAAATAGAACCATCCTATTCCTGCTGATACTGTAATTGGAAGTTCTTTACTAATAGGAACAGTTACAATTAACTCTGAGTATAGTGAATTGCTTTGTAAGGAATAAAATCCTGTGGTAATTCCTATTGCAGTATCTCCTACATACTTACCTACTTCTACAGTACATCCTAATAAGTTTTCGGGATCTTGAATTGTGGAATTAAATGCTATATTTGGTGCAACACATACATAGTACTTGGCTTGAGAATAACTCATCATAGCTACAAAGAGCATAAGGGAGATAAAAAGTTTTTTCATTATTTCTTAACTGTTTTTCGGGTTGTTGGTTTTTTAACTGCAGGTTTTCTAGCTGCTGGTTTCTTTTTAGCAGGTGTTCTTCTTGTCTTAGGTTGTTCTTTTGGCTTCTTTATCATTGGGTATACAATAGAACCAAGAAGTACAATTGCCAAAGCTAAAGCACCCATCATGAAATTTGCAAAGTTTTTAAGTAAGCCAATCATCTTTATAGTCTCTTGCTTACCTACTTCAGTTTGTAAATCCATTAAAGCATTCGTATCATCAAGTACAGGAGTAATTTTTTCATTCAGTATTCCAGTTTTAAGGATGCTGTCTACTGCTTTTCTGTCAGTAACTGCTTTCTCTAATAGCATAGAAACTAATTCATCAACCTCATCCATTCCTTCCTGTGCATGATCTACAAGTTTTGCTTCTTCAGGAGTTAAATATGTTGCTTTATAAGTCTCCCATCCTTCTTCAGTTTCTTTTTTAACTTTTTGTATTTCTCCTCTATTAGCTAATAACTGTTCATAGTTCACAACATTACTTGAGAAGTTATCCTGAATGGTAGTTCCGTAATAATCAAATCTGTGAGAGATAAGAGGTACAGGTTTTAATCTATCCTCCAATATTGTAGTAGCAGAAGCTTTTATATTCTTCTCTACATAAATTCCATAACCTGCAATAAGTAAAACGATTGAGGTTAAAACTAACATAAATGTTTTTTGATTGTTCATATGACTATTTTCTTTTAATTGGTTTTTTTGTAGCTCTTGTTGTTCTTTTAGGTGGAGTTTGTATCTTACCTGATTTTATATTTGATAGAAATTCACCTGGATTGTTTGAGAATGATGTGGATATTTTTAGGATACCTCCTAAAATTTCAGGCGAATTTAAACCCCCTAAGCCGTATATTAGAGCCTTGTATAGAGAATCAATCTCAAATTGCTCTAAAATAAACCAAGCTAATAAAGAAGTAATCATAGCCGCCAAAATATTTTTTATAATATTATTAGTGCTAGTTTCCTCTGGAGAGTTAGAAGTAACCAATCGGGCAATCATTCCTGCTGCTCCGATTAGTAATACTACCCATCCTCCATTTAAAAATGCAGGTATAAATTCGTTTAAGTTCTTCAAGATTTTTGGTTTTATTCAGATTTACTTCCTCCTCTAAAACCAGCGAACTTTTCAATTACGTCAGGTAGAAAGCTTCCTAAAGTTATATACATAAATGCATCAAAGATGTATTCATTTAACTCTAGTGCTTTACCCATGTAACCAGTAATAAGATCAACTACAATAGCAGCAACCATTACTGCAAATGATAAAAATCCAATTATAACTTTTTCGTTATAATCATTTGATTTCTTAAAAATACTAAAAAATCCCATAATAATGTGTTTTTAAATTGATTAATTATAACCTAATAATAAAACATTATTAACAAGAACTATTTTGGTATAAATATA